CGTTCTTCTTTAGTGATTTCCTGTATTTCCTTATTATAAATTTTGCTCGCCATGATTTTGTAAACGTCTTGCTTGTTGGCGAACGCCTCGACCAAATCGTCCTGCCCAGACAGCCACGCCAACACCCTCGCTTCGATCTGACTGGAGTCGCAGTCGATGATCACATGCCCCGGCGGTGCCAAAATTGCGCTCTTCAGCGTGTTGTTCCCACGGCTCGGCAGGTTCTGTAGATTAAGTTTATCCGTTCCACCCCACCGGCCTGTATGCGCGGCGTAGTAACTCAGGGGAACTGGTAGGGAACCTCGCTTGGCAATGCCGATGAACCGCTCCGTTCGCGTCTCTTCCAGCGTAGACTTGGTGCCCAGCCGTGCTGCCACCACTGCCTGCACCCGCTCGTCCTCATGCTCCAACAACTCCTTCAGTCCCTCGTCGCTCTTGGCGAATGCGTAGGTTTCCTTCCCGGTCGTCGGGCTGATTTTCATCGGCGGCTCCACGCCCAGCGAGCGCAGGAGTTCTGCAAACTTGGGGTTAGAGTTAAGGGTTTCCGGGTCGGCTTCACACGCTGCGAGCAACTCGGCTTTGCGATCTCTCACCTCTTCAAGATGCTGCTCAAGCAGCGGAAGGTCGAGTTCCAGCACCGGCTCGCTGAACATCTTGATGGTCAGGTCGATGACTCTAAGCTCCGTTGCACTGACGCAGGGCAGGTAAATCTTCAACAAATCCCAAGTCAGGTCGCAGTCGTTCTTGCAGTACTCCCCGTACCGTGCCAACTGCTCTGCGTCAAAATCCTGTCGGCGTTTACCCAGCGCGTTGACGACCTCAGTGCCTTTCGCGCCAAGATTATGACGCTCGGCGCACGCCTTCAACGATGCCGAAACGTGCAGCCCATCTATCGCCCGCGCCAGACTGAGCGTGTCGCACCAGACGAGGGGGTGAATGTCGAACCGCCACGATAAGATTCCTGCATCGAAGACGGCGTTGTGTGCCACGGCGATAGCGTCGCTCCAGTCAATTGAACTGAGGTAGTCCTGCGTTTCGTGATGCGTTCCGCTAAACCATTCAGATCGTCCGTCGTTAATTTTAATCCCCACCCCGATGGTTTCAAACATTTCATGGCGGATATATTCCTCTGTGGTTATCTTGGACAAAGAAAACTCGCGGTCGTAGTAGGTTTCAAAGTCAATTGTAATTATTTTCATTCATCCTCCTCTGGCCCGCTAACGCCGGGGCCACCCATTCCTCGGTTTAACCCATCCAGTATCGCGGTCAGAACTCTGGCTTTGTTTTCTTCCGGCAGGTCTTTCACCGCATCAAGCAGCATGTCGTTCAAGCTGTCGCACATTTCTTTTATTGTTAAAATCATTCCTGCCCCCTTGCGCGGATTGCTTCGACGCAATCAAATTCTGCAAACGCAACGCCGTGCCTTCGGCCCAAATCTCGACACACCCGCGCACACGCCTCGCGTTCGGCCTCTACACTGATGCGAACCTGCACGGCAATGACCTCTGCCTGCCACTCTGCAATCTCCGGGCAGACTGCCATGATCCAGTCTTTCATTTCTCCCCCCTAGAGCTTCTTTTCCCGCCCAGCCGCTGAATTCGCCAGCGGTTAGGTTTTTGTGGCCCGTAGCTGCTCAAATTAAAAGTTGTCATTTCTTCCCCCTTGCTCTGATGGCGGCGGCGCAGCTTGACCAACCTGCATCGATGCGTTGGCCTTCAGACTCGCACACCTTCGCGCACTCCTCCCGCTCTTCAGCCGCCGCCTTTGCAGCAATAATTTCAACAAACTGTTCAAGCCGCCGGCTTGAGTCGTACTCGACAACTGACCGATATTCAAAATGTTGAGTAAGCCCAGTCTGTGCCAACGCCCCAAAAATGTCTTGGGGCTTTATTCTTCCGCTCATTCGTGCCCCCTTGCGCGGATTTCCGCCGCCGCCTCCGCCGCCGCCTCAGTCCGCTGCTCGCACATCACGGCCCACGCTGGGCCGTAGCCTCTCTCGTCAGCAATCGGCTGGTAAGCGGCCAGCCGCTCCCACATGTCGTTAATGTTCATTTCTTCCTACCCTCCACAAACGCTTTTAGCTTCTGGTAGTTCTCTAAATTAGCGAAGCCCCCCTGCTTCCACAGACTGACGGACTGCTTCCGCACTCCAAGCTGTCGGGCAATCTCCGACATGGACACACCGCTCTGTCTCACAAGGTCGTCCATCCTGTAGGTCTTCCGCTTACCCACGTAGTCCTGCTGGTAGTCCTTCTCGGGCGCGGGCACTGCCTGTACCTCCTCCTGCACCTCCACAACGACCGGCTGCACTACTACCTTCCGCACCACCGTCCCGTCAAAGTTCATCCGCACGCGCCACGCTCGACGCTTCATCCCCTTCGCCTCAAGCTGCGACGCCCTCGCCATCGCTGCCTGATACTCATCCTCAGATCCGAAATACAACCGATACACCTGAAATGACGCCGTCATATCAACCCTTTCTGTTTACTGTGTCAACATAAATTACAAGACCTGACCCACTATCAGTGGGTAGTGCTCGGTTTCCCATATTGCTCGACGCACTCGGTGAGTGCTTGCAGCGTCTCTTGTGGGCCGACCGTTTCGAGGCACATGGAGGTGAGTGCGGACAGGGCGGCGAGCATAGTCTCGTCGTAGTCGGCGCCGCCTTCCATCTCACCGTTGCGGAACACGATACCGTTGACCTCGGTCGTGATGTGGTCGTCGGATTCTTTGGCTCGGATCGAGAGCAGGACGCTGGCGTGACTGTTCAGCATCATCTCCTGCATCTCTTTGAGGTCTTCATCCCGCGAGGATTTTTCTGCGCCTGCGGAGATTCTTATAGTGTCCATGTCTTTCCTTCTTTATTTCTTCGGTTCTTTACTGACCTCGGACAGGAGCCTGTCGAGATACCATTTAGCTTTTTCTAGGTCTGTCTTGCCGCCCTTCATCTTCCAGCGCCAGACATACTTCAGCACGTTCGCGGTGCAGACTGCCTCCATCCCCTCCAGACCCGTCGTCGCGGCGGCAATGGCGTCGATGCACTCAACGCTGCCAGCGGTGTAATGGGCAGGGTGGTTAACTTGGTCTTTTGTAACTGCCTCACCTTTCTCGGTCATCGCTGTCTCCTTGTGGCGGCGAGAAACCCCCGCCGCCACATTTCCGTCAAGGTTTAGTCTTCCGACACGCTCGTCGCGTCAAGAATTTGACCACCAGCCGACAGATACTCAGCCAGCGCAGCAACTTCCTTCAGACCCAGCATGGTCACCGAGGTGGTCTCACTCACGGCAAACTTCAGCGCACCATACGCACTACGCGCACGGATAAGATGCTTCTCGCCGTTCATCTGAACCACATAAATCTTCGGCACGCGATTGCGGGTCTTCTTTTCTTTCACTACGTCATTCATTCTTAATTTCCCTTCTTCTTAGTCGGTTTCGGTTTTTCCTGCACAGACGCTGTCTGTGAGGGTCTAGATCTTACTCTGGGCGGCTTTGCTTTCACAACGTCTTGGACAATTGCTGTAACGTCCTCATCCACTTCCTCATCGTTGTCATCCGCACCGCTATACACAGACTTATCCACAACCGACTTGCCGGCAGTGTAGTCGGACAATTCTTTCTCGAAATTATCCGTTAACAGCTTGGCCCAATCCGCAATCAAAAAGTTTTTGCGCTGTGCCCACCATGTGTCTTCCCATGTAGCGACCTCGTAGAGGTGCGCCATAATCTCCAGCGTCTGGTTCGGCGCATCCGGGTTGACCTTCCGCGCCCACCACAGCATCTCACTGGCAACGGTCTCGCGTAGCACCGCCAACTGTAGTCGGTGGGCAAGATGCTGGATTTTTAACCCCACCTCCCCAATGCGGAGGTCGGCGGCAGCTTGTATCGACTGGTCAATCCGCTTGGCCGCAGTCTCGATCCGCCGCTGGTAGTCGGGGTACGCCACTTCAAACTTCCCCTGCCACTCGATGAGCTTCTTCCCCAGCACCACCTGCTCAAGGTGCTCCTTCCGCAGGGCGTCACTAATCAGGTCGTCAATCATCGGCTTCGCGAGCTTATACAGGTCTTCCTTAACCGCTTTCATTAACGCTTCTTTGCGCTCCTTGGGGGTGACCCCGGTGTTTTCCTCTTGTCGCATCTCAATTCTCCTCTATTGCTTTTGCAATCAAATCGCCTACGTCCCGAATCAACCGGCTCAGGAACGGACTCGGCTCCCCCTCAATCTCAATCCGCCCGCCCATCACCTTAGTCGCGAAGTAAACGAATTCGGCCTGCGGGGACTTGCAGGAGTACGCCGATGTCGGCGGGGGCGCAGACACCTCCTCCCCATCATCCCACGCACTCGCCAAGAACAACTCGGACTCACTCAACCCATGCTCGTCTTTCTCTTTCATCGG